TGATCCAGCGCATCCTGGCCAGCACAGAGGGTATCATCGGCACCGTCAACAACGACAGCAACGGGCGGCAGACCTTCATCGCCATCGCGAACGGCGTCGGCCAGCTGATGATCGCGGAGGGCAAGCTGCTCTCATGCGAGGTCAAGGAAGACCCCAAGAACCCCGCAGAGGGCGACAGCGCCTGGTTCGTGATCGACGTGCTCGACCTCGACAGCATCGAGAAGGTCTACATCACCTACCGCTTCCGCTTCACCGAGGCGTAAGCGCAGGAAAGAAAGGAGTAACAGCACATGTCTATTCTGAACAATCGCCCGGTCGTTGATGTTCGCAAGGTCATGTCCGGCAAAGACGGCGCGATGTTTGACGAGAAAGGCCAGCTTATGGCCACCATGGAAAACTTCACCGCCCAGGTCGCCATCAACAACGCGACCTACCAGCCCCTGGGCGACGCCCAGGAGCATTCCACCATGACCAGCTACAAGGTCACCCTCACCTTCACCGAGATCATCGTTGAAGACAGTAAGTTCTTCAAAGACCTGATCAAGGGACTGTCACAGCACAGGATGCCCTCCTACAACTTCCGGGGAATGATGCGCAGCCCCTACGACGGCAGCGAAGAGCAGGTCGTCTATCGCGACTGCGTCCCCGATGGCACCATCGACATCCAGAACATGACGGTCGGCGAGCTGTACAAGCGCAACTGGTCGTTCATCGTCAACCGCCCGCCCGACCTGCAGAGCCTGCTGCAGAACCGATAACACCACCAGGAACCTCAAAAGCCCCGCAGGGAAAGCCCCTGCGGGGCATCTTTGGCCGCATAGCCAGAAATAAGTGAAGGGAGAATCACCATGGACGCCAAGGAAATCAAGGAGACCAAGAACAAGCAGGAAGCCCCCATGACCCAGGAAGAGAAGCAGCAGGCGCTCATCATGAACGAAGACGCCATCCTGCGCGCCCTGGCCAACCCCAACATCCACGAGGAAGTCACCGAAACCATCGAGCTGGACTTCGCGGGCCAGGTCATCCGCTTCCGCATCCGAGCCCTCTCCGAAAAAGAATGGGATCGCTGCAGGGAGCGCCACACCAGGTACGCGAAGAACCGCCGCCTGGGCGGCATGCGCCTGCCTGAGAGCACCAACACCGTCGGCTACCACAGCGAGCTGATCCTGACCGCGACCGTCGAGGAAGACCGCGAAAAGCTCTGGAACAACCAGCGCTTCTGGAAAGCCTGCGACGTTATCACCGGCGTCGACATGGTCGACAAGCTGATCCCGCTGGCCGGCAAGAAGGCGGCAATCGTTGAGCGCATCGAAATCCTCTCCGGCTACCACGACGACGATGACGACAACAACGACAGCTACGACGAAACAGTAAAAAACTAATCCTTTCTGGCGGAAACGCGCTGCTTCTTCACCACATCTTCCAAAGAACGGGCATACCGCCAGATGCCGTGATGAGGAAGCCGCGCGGAATACGAACCTTCATGCTCCAGAGCATGACCATCCAACTCGAAGCAGAGGCCGAAGCGGCCAGCAGAAACAGCGCAAGGAGGTGATCCCGTCGTGGCAGAACAGGTATTCCGCATCGAGATACCCATCCAGGCCATTGACCTGACGGACAAGGGCGCCCTGGACAAGATCGACGAGACCCTCTCGAAGATTCTAAAAGGCGTGGAGAAGCTGAAAAGCAGCTCCGCAAGCGCCACCGACGGCCTGGCAGACGGCGCGAAGAGCGCCGCTGCCGGGCTCAAGGAAGCCGGCAAGGCAGCAGACGACGCCGGGAAGCAGACCGACGCCTTCGAAAAGCGCGTCCAGAAATCCAACAAGACCCTGCGAGGCATGTTCAAGGAGAAGTTCCAACTGATCATGCAGGCAATCGACAGGGCGAGCCCTATCCTCAAGCAGATCGGCGCCAGCGCAAAGAGCCTGGTGTCAAAGGCGTGGCGCATCACCGTGACCCTGTTTGACAAGGTGACCGCCCCCTTCCGATCGCTGTACAGAATGATCACCAGCCCCATCAGCATCGCGCTGTCCATCGCTGGCATAGGGCTGGGCGCGAAGGACACCATCGGCGGCTTTATTGACTTCCAGAAAGGCATGAGCGCCGTCCGCGCCCTCACAGGCGCTACCAACGAAGAGTTCAAACGGCTTAACCAGACCGCGAAAGACCTCGGCGCTTCAACCGTGTTCAGCGCATCCGAGGTCAGCCAGGGCATGCAGTACCTGGGACAAAGCGGATGGCAAGTAAACGAAGTCATATCTGCCATGCCGGGCCTGCTGGACATGGCAGCGGCAGGCGGCGCAGACCTGGCGACCGCGTCCGACATCGTGGCCACCGTCATGCGCGCCATGAAGATCGAGGCGAAGGACGCCAGCCGCGTCGCGGATATCTTCGCAAAGACTGCTACCAGCAGCGCCACCAACATCGAAATGATGGGCGAAACGCTCAAGTACGCAGCGCCCATCGCCCAGGGCTTCGGATTGAGCCTGGAAGAGGTCGCGGCCCTCACCGGCCAGATGGCCAACGCAGGCATCAAGGGCAGCATGGCGGGTACCGCTATCCGTTCCTCCCTGCTTAGCATGGCCACCCCGACCAAGCAGGCAGCGAAGCTCATGAACGATCTGAACCTGTCATTCAGCAACAGCGACGGCACGATGAAGGGCATGAGCACCATCGTCCGCGACCTGCAGACCAGCTTCTCCACCCTGACCAAGGAGCAGCGCCTGAACGCAGCGGAAACCCTATTCGGTACATACGCGTCCTCCGCATGGCTCGGCGTCATTGAGCAGGGCGCGGACAGTTACGAAGCCTTCCAGAAGAGCTTGGAGGGCAGCGCAGGCGCAGCCGCAGACATGGCAAAGATTCGCCTCGACAACCTCGCCGGCGACATCGAGGAATTAAGCGGCGCGTTTGAAACCCTGCAGTTTGAGCTGATGGAAAAGCTGAACCCATACTTCCGCCAGTTCATCCAATGGTTTACAGGCAAGATGCCGATGATCCAGGAGAAGGTCATGGCCTTCACCGACAAGGCGATCGACGCCATCAAGCGCGTCTCCCAGCACATCAAGGGAGTGTTCGCCAGCGACGACTTCAAGAACGCAGACGGCTTCGCCGCGAAGTTCTTCGTCGCCTGGGACAAGATCATCGCGGAACCCATGCAGAAATGGTGGGATGGCGGCGGCAAGACAAAGGTGCTGGCCATCGTCGAGCGCATCGCAAAGACCGCCGGCGAGATGCTGCGCGGCATCGCCACCGGCATCACCGCGGCATTCACAGGCCGGGAGATAGACTTCGAGGGCCTGAACATCACCGGCATGGCGAAGGCGGGCGCGGAAGCAGCAAAAACCTTCGTGAGCACCTTCTTCAAGTCGCTCGACCTGGGCTCAATTGCAAAAAAGATACCGTCCATCATCGGCGCCCTTATGCGCGATGCAGGCGGCATGCTCACCGGAAACGCCAGCGGCACCGGCCTGATTTCTGCCTTCCTGCTCGGGAAGGGCGCCCTGTCGCTGGGTGGCGGCATATTTAGAAGCATCAAGTTATTCGGCGGATTAAAAACCGCCTTGTTTGGCGTGTCCGCAACCGCAAAAGCGGCCGGCGCAGCGACCGCGACGGTGGCCACGGCGGCTACCACGGCAGGTGCCGCCAAGAGCGTCGGCGTCTTTGCCGGCATCAAGGGAGCGCTCTCGGCAATCCCCGGATGGGGCTGGGCAGCAGCAGCGGCCCTGGCAGCCGTCGGCATCGGCCTCAAACTGCACAACGACGCCCAGGAGCGCCACCGCCAGGAACTCATGACCAACAGCGAAGCAGGCGCACAGGCCTGGAAGGACTACCAGACCAGCGCGACCGAAGCCCTGGAAGCGACAAACACCATCGACCGCGTCAAAGAGATCAAGCTCAAGATTTCAAGAGGCGGCCTGACCGATGCAGAAATCACCAACATCAAAATCCTGCTGACCGACCTGACCAAGGCAGACCCAACCATCGACATCATCCCGAAGCTCAAGCGTGCAGGGCTGACCGAGGCGGAGATTTCAGAAATCAGAACAACCCTGCTCACATACGGCCTCACGGCAGACGTGGAAGCGAAGCTCAAGAGCTACGGCCTGACCGACGCAGAGATCGCATCACTGAGAACCGGGCTGGCAGCATACACAGACTTCGAGGTCGAGGTCGAAGCAAAGCTGAAATCATACGGCCTGAGCGAGACCGACATCACTGGGCTGAGAACCAACCTAAGAAACACCAACGACCTCACCCTGGAAATCAGCACCACCCTCAAAAAGGGAACTAACTGGACACAGGCGCAAATCGACACCTTCATCACGGACATAACAGGCGCAGAAGGTCGCAAAATCCAGCTGGACCTGCTCCTGCAGGGCGCGAGCCTGGGCGAAGGCGCCCTCACCCAGGTGCAGGCAGATCTGAACGCCACCACGATCAAGATCGCCAGCGTTGACACAAGCACCCTGGAGGGCCTCGCCGAATGGCAAGCGCTCAAGGAGAAAGAGGTCATGCTGACCCTGCTGCTACAAGGCGGCAACCTGACCCCGGAGCAGGTGACGCAGCTGTCCAGAGAATACGTCGCCATCGAGACCAAGACAGCAGTCCTCACGGCGGAGCTGAAAAAGCAAGGCTACACCGACCAAGACATCCAGGAGATAGTCGCCCTAAGCCAGATGGCAGGGCAAAACAACCTGGTCTTTAACGTGGCCGTCCAGGGCATAAGCGCAGACCAGCTCGCCAACTATAACAAGGAACTGGAAACCCTGTATGGTCATCTGGTGGGCCCCAGCGGCGGTGTCATAACGCAGGAGGACATCGAAGCAGGACGAGTAAACGAAGAGCGTGTGGCCCAGGCAGAAGCGGCAATCCAGGCAAAAGCCGACACCGACCTGGCGAACTTGCGCACCGCCGTCTTTGAAGGCCAGGCCACCGTGCCAGAGCAAGAAAAGATGCGGGCAAGATACCAAACCGACTATGACGCAGCAAAAGCTGCCCAGGACACCGCCAGTATAGCCAGGGCGAACCTTGCATCTATCCAGGCAGACGTGGCTACATGGTTTGCGCAAGACGCATCGCAGTACGCAAGGACGCAACTCGACCCCAGCAACAAGAATTACATGAGTTACGATGCGTATGACGCATGGAGCGAAGCAAACTTCATAAACCGAGACGGAGCGCTGGAGAAGCGCATAATGGACGAGGTCGGCCAATATACCA